AGGTTACACCGTGATGGCCCGCAAGGTACTGCGCAGCGGCGGGGTGTACGGGTTCGGTATCACCAAGGGGCCGCTGGTGGAGTTTCGCACCCGCCGGTCGTGGAAGTTCAACGATGAGATGGGGCAGTACCAGGCGGAAACCAGTGAAGCGCCGGTACCCTACTATGAGCATGTCAAGGTCTGGGATGTCTACCCTGACCTCAGCGCCCCGGACTGGTGGTCGCAGGAGGGGCTGTTCGAGCGGATGGTGTTCTCGCGCAACGATCTCTACAAGCTGCTCGACGACGAGGCCTTCGAGGGCGGCGTCATCCGGGAGTTCCTGAAACTCAACCCGGAAGGCAACCACAAGCGGCGCAACCACGAGACAGAGCTGGCCGGTGTTCGCCATGGCGACATGGCCCGCAAGGACATGGACGGCCGTCACTACGAGGTCATCCGCTGGTTCGGTTTCATGCAGTCGGAGAAAATGGCTGAGTGCGGTATCGACATCCCCACCGACAAGAAAGACCGTGACGTGCTGATGGACGTCTGGATGCTGGAGGAGAAGGTAATCCGGGCCAACGTCGCGCCGTTCGGAGAGGCCCCGCACGACATGTACCACGCCTTCGTAGCGGAGGACGATGAGGAGGTGGGTATCACCGGTATTGGTATGCCGGAGAAACTGCGCGACACCCAGCTCAAGCTGTGTGCGGTAGACCGCATGACCATGGACAACGCTGCCACCTCCGCTGGCCCCATCTTTGAGGTCAACGACGACCTGGTCAAGCGCGGCCAGGACACCCAAACCATCCACGCCTTCAAGGTCATCCACCGGGAGGGTACCGGTGCCGAGGCGGGTTACCCCGCAGTGCGTGACATTAACGTCGAGTCCCACATCACGGAGCTGATCGCCCTGCGCCGTAAGATACAGGAGCAGATGGACGTGGAGTCCAACCTGCCGTCATTCCTGTTCGGGCAGACCGAAGGTATGGGTGAGGCCTTCCGTACTACCAGTAACATGAGCATGTTGCAGGGCGGTGCCATGATGGTCACCAAGGATATCATCCGCTCGTTCGACCGCTGGATCGAGTCAGTGATCGGCAGCCTGTACCAATGGAACATGGAGTTCAACGACAAGACGACCCTCAAAGGGGACTTCCAGGTCATGGCCCGCGGTACCAACTCGCTGGTGGCCAAGGAGCTGCGGGGTATTGCGCTGGATCAATTTATTCAGACACTGGACGAGGACGAGAAGCAGCTTCTCAAGCGGCGTGAAGTGCTCGTAGACCGCCTGCAGGCGCGTGACCTACCAGTGGACCGTGTGGTCAGCATTGAAGATGCCGAGCAGATCCTGTTCGACATCCGTCAACGCAACGCCGCTATGGCCCAGAGCAGCATGGCCAAGGATGATGCGCAGACACAGGAGCGCCAGGCCGGCGCTGCGCTCAAGCAGACCCAGGCCGAGGCACTGGCGGCCAAGACGCCTGTTCAGAACGCTGAGTCCATTGCCCGTATCCAGCAGGGGCAGGAGCAGACCAGTCTGCAACGCAGTAAGCAGGAGCAGGAGGCTGTTGGTAAACTGCTGGATGTGGTACAACGTGAGCAGGCGGTGGGCCGATGAAAGACGACCTGTGGGCAGAGGCGGCTAAAAGCCTGCGCACCAGCCAGGCGGCAGCGCCAGTACGCCGGTACCTGGAAGCGGAATACGAGAAACGGAAGGACCAGTTGGTGTCAGACAACTCGGACATCAACTGCGGAAAGGCGCAGGAACTGCGGAAATTGCTGAAAGACCTTTTCGAGCAAGATGTTGACATGCAACAATAATGTGATTATTTAGGGAATAGAGTGGAGGATACACCGTGGTCGACAAAGTAGACGACAAGCAAGACGATACCGTGGCCAGCTTCAATGAGGGCTTCCTGGAAGGTATTGACGATACGGTTGATCCGCTGGATTTTGCGGATAAGCCCGAGACCCCACCCAAGAAAGAAGTTGTGGCCGAGGCAGACGAGCCTGTTGAGCAGGACGAGACGGAGGGCGAGGAAGAAACCCCGCCGGTAGTCGCCGAGAAAGAGGAACCGGCCAAGGAAGAACCCAAGGCGCCACTGACCAAAGACCGCGCTGACGAGATTTATGACCTGCTGGAGAAGCGTCTGCCCAAAGAGCAGCCGCTGGAGCAGCCCAAGGCTCCGGAGCCGGCCGCCAAGAAAGAGCCTGAGCCAGAGAAGCCTGCGCTGACTGAGGAAGAAGTTGCCCGCCTCAAGGAGCTGAACACCGAGTGGAAGGACGTCAGCGAGATGGTGGCCCTGCAACTCAAGTCGGTGGCCGACACCATCTCCAAGGAAGTCGCCAAGCAGGTGGCGGAGATCAAGCGCGACGTTGAGCAACGCATCCAGCCCGTGCAACAGAGCGTAGAACTATCCGCCGCGGAGCGCTATGATAGCGCCGTGCGCGAGGTTCACCCGGAGGTATATGACCCCGCCGCATCCAAGGCATTCGGTGACGAGCTGGTGGAGTGGGTACAGAAGCAGCCCAAGTATTTGCAAACCGCCTACACCCAGGCCTTTGAGTCCCCGGACCCGCAGGATGCGATTGACCTGATTACCCGGTTCAAGAACGAGACCGGTAAAGTGAAAGAACCCGAGGGTGAGCCAGAACCAGCGGCAGCCCCCGTGGAAACCACAGCCGAGGCTGACAAGAACAAGCGACTTCAGCTACTGAAGAAGCCGACTTCTCGCCAGACCAAGGGTGCGGATGGCGACGACCCCCTGGATTTTGAGGGTGGGTTCAAGGAAATGGTACGGGAAATGTCCCGTGCCGGGTAGTTTTCAACTGTGTGACTGAGGTGACGAGCAATGCCTACGACCTATTCTGACATTTCACCCCGCGTCGAGGGACGAGCCGTTGCCGACCTCCTCAAGCGGGCTCTCCCACTGCTGACGATCGAGAAGTTCGCACAGACCCGTGTGGTCCCGAACAACGAGACCAAGACGCAGAAATTCCGTCGTTACAACCCCCTGCCGCTGGCGGATACCCCGCTGGTTGAGGGCGTAACGCCGGTTGGTAACACGCCCAGCGTCATGGACGTGGAAGCGCAACTCGAGCAGTACGGTGACTTCGTCACCCTGACTGACGTCATCATGGACACCCATGAGGACCCGGTCTTCACCGAGATGCGCCAGGTGATCGCCGAGCAGGCTGCCCAGACTGTGGAGAAAGTACGGTTTGGCTACCTCAAAGCGGGTACCAACGTGTACTACGCCAACGGCTCCAACCGTGCCGCGGTGAACACTGCGCTTACCCTCACCCTGCAGCGCAAGGTGATCCGGGGTTTCCGTCGCCAGAACGCCATGCCCTACACCAGCGTGCTGAAGTCCAGTGTGGTGCAGGAAGCGGAAGCCGTTGAAGCGTCCTACGTCGGTCTGGTCCACCCCGACTGTGAGTTTGTGATCCGCGGCCTGACGGGCTTCAAGCACGTCAAGGACTACGGTACCGGCCCCATCTGGGAAGGCGAGATTGGCGCAGTGGAGAGTGTCCGCTACGTCATGTCCACCGTGTTCGAGTCCTGGCCCGACGCAGGTGGTGCGGTAGGTAGCAACATCTCTACCGCCGGTAGCGCCTCCGACGTCTACCCGGTCATCTACCTGACGGCCAACGCCTTCGCCACGATCGCCCTGCGCGGTCAGAACGCGATGAGCCTGATCGTCAAGAACCCGGGCAGCGGTGGCAGCACTGACCCCCTGAACCAACGTGGCACCATCGGCTGGAAGACCATGATGACCGCTGTGATCCTGCAGCAGTTGTGGATGGCCCGCGCTGAAGTCGCCGTACCTGAACTGTAAGACAGAGGTGAACTGATATGACCACGCAATACAATGCCCGGGAGCTGAAAGCTCCCACCATTGAGTCCATCACGGACGCCTCGCTGAAGTTCCTCCTGGGTAACCGGGTGTTGGCTTCAGCGGCCTTGGCCATCGGTTCCACGGCGGCTAACGTGGCGACGGGTGCGTTCACCTACATGATCGGCGGACAGATTTACTCCAAGTCCGCCGTGGCTGCGGGTACCGCTTTTACCGACGTCACGCCTCTGGCAGACGGTAGCACTGCGATGTATCTGCTGGCGATCAACGCAGCAGGTACTATCGTGATTATCAATGGCGAGCCTACCCCGATTGTGGATGGCCAGCCTGATGATCTGCGTGTGCCGGCTTGCCCCCTCGACCACGCCCCTCTGGGTGCAGTCAAGGTGGCGACCGTCGGGGCGGCCTTCGTTCCGGGTACCACGGCCCTGTCAGCGGGCACCGTGACGGACACCTACTACAACTTCGGCATTGCGGTGCGCTCAGTCGCCTGATAGCCTGCAGGTCCCCTTGGGGTGCCCGGGTGGGCACCTCTTTTTTCACAGGAGTTGTACATGAACGACGAATTTGATGACCTGATGGGCCTCGACTCCGAGAAGCCCACAGAAGAACCGAAGAAAGCTGGCCCGTCACGTACCAAGAAAGAGTCCAGCCCAAAGGCCGAGAAACGTCGCGTTATCATCGTCGACGAGGTAGAGGGTCAGCCCAACTACGAAGTGGTCGGAGTGAACGGTGTGGTTTACCAGATCCAGCGTGGGCTGGAGACCTCCGTACCCGAGTCTGTGGTGCATGTCCTGCGCAACGCCATCGCCACCAAGTATGTGAAGGTACGTCGCCCTGATGGTTTTGAAGACCTGCAGAAGCGTAACCTCAGCTCTATCCCCTGGCGGCTGGTAGGGTGAGTAGTGGCCACTGCTGAACAGCTTCTCAAGGAGCTGAAGCATGTCCTCTACGAAAGCCCTTATGACGGTTTCTGGACGGATTCAATGCTCCTTGGCTACATGGCTGAGGGGCAAGACCGTTTCTGTGAAGACACCGGTTACTTTGTAGACCCCCAGACCTACACCATCACTACAGAGGTGGGCACCCAGAGT